CATTACACGCTTTGAGGTCCATGCGCAGAGCCCGCACCTTATATACTAGATCCCCGTTGACCACGAGGGGAACCTCGGTCTCCGGGCAGTCCAGCATAAGGGACGCAGGCGGCGTGATCGCTAGGGTTTTACCGGGCCTAGTCCCGCAGGCTGTCAATGACGCTATCAGGAATAGGCTGACCAGCCCAATCCCGATGCGCCTCAAGGGCTGCTTTGGTTCGGGCAAGGCCCGCTGTCTCTCTCTTGTGAAGCTGGGCCTTGGCCCCGATGTTCCCGGTTACGGCCCGGTCTGCCGCGACGGCTGTGCTGCGGAGGGTTTCCGCCTGGGCTTCTGAGGCCGCCAAATCCCGCCTCAGGGCGTCCCGCTCCGCGAGGCCCGTGTGGACCCCCCATGCGATGAACGCTGCCAGCGCGGCCCCTGCGAGCCACAGCGCGGTCTTCCAGCCGCCCTCGGAGAGCCATCCCCGAAAGCGCACGGCCCACCTGCCCAAAGCCGAAACGATCGTCAACGCAAATGCGATAATCTGGTTCCCGTCATGTACGATTTATCCTTAAAGAGTCGTGAGCGCCCGGAGACGCCCGCTCAGAGCCTCGGGAGAACTCCGGGAGGTTTTGTCCTCGAACAGCGATTTCTCTGCTGAGCGGCGCTTAATAAGCCCCGGAAGTTTCACGAGCTTACCGTTATGGGTCGCATTCACCCACTTCGGGAACTCAGCCCCTGCCCCGCGATAGTCCTTGATCCGGAGCTTCCGGGCCATAGTGGACTTGCAGAACTTGGTCGTTCCTATGTTGAAGGTAAAGCTAGTCAGCGCGTCAAGCTGGTTCTGGTTCAGGGCGATGTTCCCGATGCAATTAGCTCGGTTGCCCGGAAGCAGGACGGTCTGGTGGTAGGCTATGTCCTTCCGGAGAAGGGCTTCACAGTCCGCGTCAGATAGGTGCATCCCCATCTTAACCTCTGGTCCGGTATGCCCGTAGCAGATGGTGGGGATGCCCACGGGGTCAAGGTAGGCGTAATTCCGTTTCCCTTCCGAGGAACGGATTAGGCCCAGCCCTGCGGACCCGATGATGGCAACTGCCACCACCGAGCCCATAAGTTTCTTAGCTATGATTAATCCTTACAAGGTATCGCAGGATGACGCTGGCCTCTAGGGACCTATCGACGCGCGCACCGTATCCCAGAGGGACGATGCCTGGATGGCCGCGTAACCGGCTTCCGTCTCATGCGTCCAGTCCGTGCTGTAGGTTGCTGTCCACAAGCCCGTCCCCACGCCAGTCTCAACGGCACTAGCCACGTCTGCGACGATGTGGCCGCTGGCCGCACGAGCAAGTCGGTTGGCGTTTGCCGTGTTGCGCACGGCGTTGGTCGGACCGGGGCTGACGTTGCTGTCCGCGCTGTCGGTGGGTGGCATTGTCGAGAAGAGGAACCGCTTACCGGGGAACATGCCCATGAGCGTGTTCTCTGTCGTGGTGAGCTGCGCCGCCGTCTGACCGCCTCGGATGTCGTTGATGCCGCGTTCGATGCAGATGATCGAGGCCCGCTCTAGAACCGCCTTTTGCAAGGGGGCCGCGCTGATGAAGGTAGAGGCGTTCGCGCCGTAGACCCCGCCATTGATGACGGCGTAGGTCGGCCCAAGCCCACGGGCGATTTCGCCGCTCTCCCCTACCGCGTTGTGGACCGTAGAGGTGAGGGTCGTCACCGCGCCCCGTGCCCGGCTGTCCCCGATGGTGCCTATGGTGGGCCGCGTGGTGTAACCGATGATGCCAAGGGGCCACGACATATTGAAGGCCGAGCCGCCACCCTGCGTTGCGCGCGTGTTGGTGCCCACAACATTCGTCACGCCCGATGCAGCGTGGTTATACACGTCCTGCCCGAAGCCCCCGATGTCGTAGCGGGTGTTGGCCTGCGTAAAGCACAAGCCTGCCGTACAGGTTATATAGCGTTGGACCGCAAAATAAGCGCCGAGCGGGATGCTTACGGCAGCCATGTCCGAAACTACGCTCGTTGACGCGGCAACCGATCCCTGCGCCCCACCGCTCCAAGTGACCTGCGTGTAGACCCCTTCCGGGTACTCTATCTCGGCCCGCACCAGCAGGGTTGATCCAGCGAAGCTGGTCTCCGCCCCGCCGTTGGTGCGCCAGTGGCCTTCTATAAGCTGTAGGCCGGATATGTTGTCCGTGCAGCGGTGCACCGTCCGGATCATCGCCTGCTTAGGCGTACCGGAGGAGGCGTCATTGAAGTACCCTGTGCGGGAGGCTACCGGGCCGAGGTAGCGCGAAGGCCCCCTGCGCCGGATAACGCCCCGCCTTTGGAGGGCCATGACGCGCATTAGCGGGCTACTGTAGCCAGCGTGATGGTGCGAGCAGCCCCTTGATTTACCGGGGCAGCACTGGTCCCGGACCTTAGCTTAAGGTAGCGGATACCGTAGAACACGGCGGGATCGAGCACGATGGACCGCGCAGCGGCAGTGGCCACGGTCGCAGAGGCAATCGTGTACTCCGCGTCGTTAAACCAGAGGTCGTAATAGGTGACGCCATCCGGAGATGCCTGAAAGGTGATTGCCGCAGCCGTCCATGCTGCTGGCGTGATGATCCGGTGCATCCTATCTGCGTTAAGGTCCACCGCTCCCGAGAGGCTTGCGCCGTTGGCGATGGTGGCGGTGACGGGGGACGAGGGAGGCGCTGAGCGCACTCCCCCATTAAGCTCGCCAGCCATTAGGCGGTGGCCGTCGCTACGTAGGTCTCGGTCGTCAGGGCGTAGCCGCCGTTAGCCGGGAAGGTCGCAGTGATGACTGATGTACCCGAGCTTGCAACAGCCGTGACGTAGCCCGTGGCGGGGTCAACGGTGGCGACAGCCGGGGTAGCCGAGCTATAGACCGGAACGCCCGTGTGGCCGTCCGCGTCCAGCGTGGGGCCAACGGTAGCGCCAGCAGCGAGGCTGTAGCTCTTGGCCGTAGGCGTGAAGGCGGGGTCTGAGACAGCCGGGAGCAGGTCGTCGGCGGCGTCTACACACTCCTGAAAGAATGCCTTGAGCGCAGTCGCGGAAGGGTGACGGCCATTGCCGTAGCTTCCGATTTCGAGCTGGCTGATGGCTTGGGCCGCAATGCGGCGCAGGTGATGGCCTTTGCCACCGATGCCCGGCGAAGTAAGATCGCTCTCGCGCATGGTATTATCTCCTGATGTACTTGTTGAAAACAGAGCCGCCGCCTCGGAATGAGGGCGGTCGGTAGAGGTTCTTCTTGCCGAGGGGATCGGCAGCCACCTCGCGGAACTCCCGCTCGCGGGCGCGTTTGATGGCGTCGTTCTGGTCGATGGCGAGCATGGAGGTCCAATGCCTCACGGCCCCCTCCACCGCGTCCGCCCGGTCGTCATGGAACAGGCAGTTGCGGTCGCGCGTCATCTTGCTTAGCTGGTGGAACAGGGAGTAGAGCCCGCGCTTGGACGGGTCATGCACAGCGGCAGTATCCCGGTCCTCCTCGATAGCGGCCTCGTTAATGATCAGGCTTCCCCGAGCCATGACGGGCTCTAGAGTCTCGATGATGCGAAGCTCTTTCTGACCGTGCACCATGTCGTCTTCGACGGCGCAGTGCCAGGATGCGCGGAGGATCGGGAGCCAGACGGCGACAAAGCCGCCATAGCCCATGTTCTTCTCCACGATGACCTTGTTGACCTTCCAACGGGCCGCGATGTCCGCAAGCCGCTGCATCTGTGGAACGCCGTACCCACCGGGGATACCGCCTACACTCAGCAGGAAGATGTTGCCATTAAGGAAGCCTGTCACCGCATACGCGGTTTCGTCCCCATTCTTACCGCCGCCAGCAGGATCGACGTACATGACCACGCCTTGCAGCTTGGCTACGTCCTTGGTCTCCTCCGTCTTCTCAAACGTGCTGAGGTGGAAGTTGACGCTGTGTACGCTGAACGGGATGGCAGCACCGAAGGATCGGGCTACCGTCATAGGGTAGTAGTCTCCACCAACCCGCATGACCACTAGGTTCTCTAGCTTAAGCGGGTAGCGGAGGGCATCGGCCAGCTTCGTGTTCAGCATGTGCTGTAGCTGGAAGTAGGTTGGACCTTGATCCAACTCCTTCTTTTGCAGCGTCTGCTCGTCCATGTAGGTGGGATCGATGGGCTGGCCTTGGTCCCCAAGCATCCCGCCGCCGAAGGCGAGGCCGGGGTTCAGGGCAAGGCGTTGCTTGACGTAGGGCGCAAGCATGTCCCCGTAGTTCTCCAACTGCGCACTGTTCGGGAAACGTCCCGGCCAGATGCGAACAGTGAAGCCACGGGAAGGCAGCGTGTTGTAAACGCTTTCCTGGGACTGAGGAGTGCCTAGATATACGATGCGCCCCAACGCGCAGATTGATGTAAAGTCCCGCGTTAATTCAAGGAGGAGTTCCCGCATTGTGGCGGTACGCGCATTCTTCTGGCTCTCGATGTCATCGGCAATCAGAAGATCGGCGCGCTTGCCCTGCAAGTTCCCCGTGATACCCACGCAAGCCACACTAGGGGACTTGTCCACGCCCTTGAGGGTATAGTGTACGTCGAACGCCTCGACTGAGGTTCTATCCCCGTTGGAGGCGTCCGGGCGGAGCGGTTCAAGCTCCTCCATCGTCATAAGCAGACGGACGATGAG